ATAATTATTTATTTTATAAACCTTCACTGTGTATTTTTTCTATATACACATTATCACATAATTTTTTTATTATTTTATCTTTTCCATCTTCAACTGATTTTCCACATTCACTCATTAACTTAGCAAATTCATCTTGTTGATTACTACAATTCATGTAATTTGGGTGTTCTTGTAACCAAACATTTAAATTTTTTAATTGTTTTGATTCAACACTTTTTAATGCTTTATATATATATTCTTTATTATCATCTTTTTCCCATATATTATTTTTTATATATAATGTTTCCCTTTTCTTATCTGTGCAATGTAATGGTCTTTCATATAATGATAGTTTATTCATATTTTCCATTATAATATTTGTAATTCCTTGCGTTTGCCCTTTTTCTTTTGTTGTTAATAAATTTTTCATTGAAACTTCTATTTTATTAATAAATTCATCCATTGATAGCGCATCTTTACATTTTTCATTTAAAAATACATTAATATTAAATTTATTTTTATTGTTTATTGTATTATTACTATTATTATTATTACCAACCTTAGGTATCATTTCATGGATTGTTTTTTGTAGTTCACTATTTTGATTAATTAATTTTAATACTAACTCTTTCATGTCATCTTTATTATCTGGTATTGATACTATATCTTCTTTTTTCTCTCCTTGACATTTTTTTTTATGTTTATATAATCCCGTATCATATTTATATTTTTTTCCACAATTACAATAATACATTTTTTCACATTTTTCACTATCCATTTCTTGTCTTTTATGTTTTAGAGATAAATTATGTTTGGAATAATTATATTTATTACGTGTTTTAAAGTTACATTTTTCACATATATATATATATACATTATTTTCACTATCCATTTTACTATCCATACTATCCATATATTGGATAGTGAAAAAATGCCTAAATAATTTACGAATATAATTAAAAAACTTTCAGTAACACTTTTTATTTTTCAAAAATAGAAAATAGACCATTATGCTTTAAAGTCATTTTTCATTTTTTTTTTCAATTCTCAAATCGAGATTTTAAAATTGGACATACTTTTTGTCCATTTTTCAAAATATTTTCGGAGAATTAAAAAATGCAAAAAAATAGCAATTTAGCTAGGAGGAGACCATAATTTATAAATTTTACATTATACTATTAATATTTATTATGTATAATAGTGTTATATTTTTATTTATACAAAAATAATGACAAACACCGGAGAATAATTATTAAAATAATCTATAAATTAATAATTATTTATATTGATATATATTTTAATATATATGTAAATGAAAAATATAATAAAGCAAAAATAGCGCTATTAAAAAGATATCCGGAGAGATTAGGATTGCCGTCTTTGTTGAATAGGGATGGTAAATAAATAAATAAATTTTTTCTAATAAATGGTAATTGAAAAATAAAGAATAATAAACCAACTAATAATGGCATTTGAATTGTTTCATAAAATTCTTCTGTTTTATCATTTATAAGTTCTTTCTCTCTATTTTGTTGTATTATTTCATTTGGAGTAACATGATTTGCGATATAATCATTATTATTAGGTGGTATATAATTTGGTTGAATATTTACATCATTATTAATGGAAGCTGTATTTTGAGGAATATCTCTGCTTGGCAGTTGTAAAGGATTACCGTTACCAATATCTTTTAATGTTGAATTTAATTTGCTCGTATAATCAATATTTTGTAATGCGGGAGCAACTTCTTGTTCAGAATTTAATTGTTCTCCGTAATTTGGCATTTTAACATTTTCAGTATTATTTTCATTAAAGACATTTTGAACGGGAGCACTATTAAGATTATTAGAATTCGCAGAAGGTAATTCATCAATATTCGTAGTTTCTTGATTGGCAGCCATTTATAATATATTTTAATTATTAATTATTTTTTTTACCTACGCAAATTCTACAATTTTTTTACTTTTATCACAATTAGTAGCTGTAGATGTAAATTTATAACATTTATTTCCATAACTATAAATATTATTTTTAATATCAGAAAATGGGGGTGCTTTAAAAACTAAACAATTTCTTGAATTACAAGCTTTTCTAAATAAACTAGCGAATCCAATTCCTAAAATAATAGAAAACATATATTTTCCTACTTTACTATGTAAAAGTTCTTGTATGTTAGTTTTCATTATATATATATAAATATAATGAAAATAATAATAATTTATTATTGAATTGGTATATTTTTAATTATATTTTTATCATCGGGACATTCTACTTCATTCGCGTTAAATTTAAAACAATTATCTGTTTTATCTTTATAAAGTATTTTATTTTGATTATCAGGTGTAGGATAAACGTAAATTACATTTAATTCTGGTTGAAATAAATATACAAAAAGAATACCTATTGCGAGAGAAACTAAAAATACTGGAAAATTAATATATTTCCCTAACATATATATTATAAAACTATTTTTTATTAATTAATATTTTATTGTCTTGACCAATAATTGAATATGTAAGTTGTTTTAAAGTGTATGGTTCTTGAATTATTGTATAAATAAATATATCTTTTTCTTTTTCTTCTACTAATATAGAATTGTTAGCATATTTAATATTAAGTAAATCTTTTGTAATAGGTTGAATATAATTTACATATATTTCTAATCCTTCTTTCAAGAAAGCATCATTGTCTTCTTCCATAGATTGTTTAATTAATTTTTTCATATTTTCAATTAAAATAAATAATTCACCCTTTTTCTCTCTAATAATCTTTATTTTATCTTCATTATTAACAATGTTATTGTAAGATGTATTAATGATTTCATAATCTTTGATTAACTTCATTAACTCACTTTTAATAGTATTAAATTTAACTAATGTATTTTTTTCTGTTTCATAACCATATAAGTAATTTAATTTATTTATAATAATTTTTGATTTTTTTTCCATTATTTCATTATATAATTCTTCGTCATAATTATTTAATAATTTGGTTTTGGCTCTTTGTAATTTAATATGTAAATTACATGGTGTTGAGGCATTACATTTAGCTTCTAAAATATTATCATATATTTTGAATGTAGTTCCACCTTCTTTTCCACAATTAATACATTTTTTTTTTAATGATTTAAATTTTTCTCTCTTCTCCTGAGCATTTAAATTCTTATTTTTTATAATAATATTCTTAGCTTTATTAATTTTTTCTTCATATAAATGTTTTAATTTAAAAAAATCATTAAAGGCTGTTTCAAATTTATTATCATCCATTATTATAATATTTATTAATATAATTTTAATAATTTAATAATTTTAATAATTTAATAATTTTAATAATTTAATAATTAGAAAAATTAATATCACTTACAAATCAAAATATCTGAGGGTGGTTCAATGGTAAATTAGTAATTAAACTTTGGCTCTCTTTTTGTTTTTCTATAGAATATCTTTGCATCATATAAATTAAATATTCCTGTTTCTCTCTATCTTTCTTTTCTTTTTCCTCAGGTGTTAATTTACCTTTATATTTATATAATAGAAATCCAACTATAACTATAATAAATAATATAAATAAAAAAATATTGACACCTATATTAATATATTTATTTTTAATATGTCTACTTTCTTTTAAAGCACTTCTTAAATAAAATTTAGTGCTATTTTCTATTAATGATGGTGTAATTTTTTCCATTAATAATTTATTTAAATAAAATAATTTGTTAATAATATCTATATATGAATATATTATCTCCTTCTATTTTATTATCATTATTTATAGGGATAACAATAGTTATTGCTTTCAGTTCTCAGGGTTCAATATATAATCCATCGTCTTCTGTGTTAATATTTGTTATAATAACATTATTGATATTTATTCCACTTCAATATGCTTCTTGTGGAGATAAATTTAAAAAAAATATAATTTTCATAATTTACTTATTAAGTAATATTATTATACAATTCTTAGTTAATTTAGGAATTACTAAAACAATGTGTGGAAGTAATCAATGGACTATTGCTCTTATGACAACATTATTTCCATGGATGATAATTTTTGGTGTATTGTTTATGATTTTATTAGTATTTAAAGGGTGGTTAGTTCCATTTTCAAATACTTTTGGTTATGGTATTACTAAATTATTAGGTTCCGAACAATTATTAAAAGATATTTTGAAAGATAAAATATCAGAACAAAGTGTTGGAAATAGTAAAGAATTAGCTAAATTTATTTCAGATTCTTTATCAGAACCTTCTTTAATAATTAACCAATTTAACAGTGATTACATTAAATTCAATGAATTATGGAATATAATGAAAAAAGGTGGGTTATTTAAAAATACAGTAACAGCTGATATGAAAGAAAGATTATATAGATTTGTATGTTTGAAAGATATCATATCAGAATCAATGTGGTATTTATTAACTGGTATATTAACAATTACAGCATCAACAAATTATATTGTATCTAAAGGATGTAATAGTGATGTAAAACAAATGCAAGAACGGCATGCTGATTTTGAAAGACAATTAGAAAAAGATGGTAAGAATAACAAAAAGGATGAAGAGAGAATATATTATATTACAGATTAATATATTATTTATTTAAATAATATTGAAAGAAATCAAATATAAAATCAATAAATAAGATAATATAGCTACTAAAATGCCAAATAACCATACAGGAATAATAGAAGTATTACTTTTACCTAAACCAAAATTACGTATAGAACCATCTTTATTAAAAAGAAAAGCTGGTTTGAATTGAAGTATAGTAATAAAAATTATTAAAAATAATATAATAGATACAGATAATCTATTTTTTTTAATATTAAACCACATTTTTATATTATAATATATTAAAAATATTTAATCTATATTTACTTTATTAACAAATTCAAAATTCCATTTATCATCGTAAAAACAATTTAAATATCCATAATCTTCAATAGCCGCCACTCTATCAAATTCAATTGAATAATTATCATTTATTTCCATATTTATAGGTTTATCAATTATCCCAGATTTATCTAAATCAGCACCTCCTGTTCCAACAATATATTGATTAATTAAAATTTCCTTATTATCAATATTTGATTTAATATATATTTTAGAATGTTCATAAAAGTGCGTATCAGCGCATAAATAATAAAAATTTCTTATATTAAAATTATTATTTTTAAATAATTTATAGACAAAATCAATAAAGTCTACACTAAAATCAGATACAATATTATCTTTTTTACTTTTATATGTAATAATAGGATGATGACCAATTAAAATTAAGTTATCTTTTATACCCAAAACTGTCAATATTTTATTTATTTTGTCAAATTGATATTTTTGTAATTCTTTATTTGATAATAAATTATCAGAATTATAATTTAATAAATCATATTCATCATAACATAGATAATTTATATTTTCTGATTCAAAAACAGTAGTATCTATAAAAAATATATTTGTATTTGGTGCATTTTCATGTATGATATCTTTAAAAATTTCTACATTATTACATAATTCTGTATTAATTTTATTTATAAAATTAAAAGTATTAAAAAGTGTATAGCAATTTATTAAAGCATATTTATTTACTCCAAATTCTTGAAACTTATTTTCTGGTATTACAACATCATCTATATCGTGATTTCCAAAAATTAATTTAACACCTTTTGTTGACTTAGTTTTCAATTTACAAAGATTATAGAAAAGTTTATCAAAATATTCTTGATAAAATATTTTGATTTTAGTTTTTTTGTTTTTATCTGGATAATAATTATCACCTGCTATCGAAATAATATTAGGTAAGTCATCATCATTTATTAAATTTAAAAAATTTTGTAGTTTAAATATAACATTTTGATTTTCAGACAAATTATATTTTCCCCAGCAACCAAAATGAAAAAATTTATAATTAGACATATATATAAAAATTGATATTTTTTATTAAATATTATTTTTATTAAATATTAATATTTATATTAATAAAATAATATATAATCAATAAATGGAAAATTATTCATATACAGAATATGAAAAATTGATAATACAAACACTTAACAAATTTGATTTAAATTATCTATTAAATAATTATAAATTATCTCTAGATTTTTGTAAAAATTATGTGTTGAATGAGGATTATCAAATAACCAATAAAGAAAAAGAAATTGATATATCATATATTATTTTAAAGCAACCTCATATTAGGTTCGAAGATTTAACTAACTAATTATTAATATTAGTTAATATTAATAATATTTTAAAATTAATTTAAGAAGATAAGAATAAGTTATATGTATAAATGAGAATTTTTTATTTTATAACTGTTATACAAATTAGTAATAGTTTAAATATTGGTAACAAACCACTATTAACAAATTATCAACCGGCTGAAATTATAAAAAAATATTCTACAGCGGCAAAAAATTCGTTTGGTAATACTTGGACAATTAATGATTTACAGGATAATATTGATAAACATAATATTGATTCGGCATCATTAATAGAACAAAATAATAATATTAATGGTATTATTGCTATTGATAAACATTATGATAATTTAATTCTTCCTGATAATTTACATTATATTCCAACAAAAGTTCCACAATTAAGTAACATGGTTGTTGACACACTACAAAATAATAATATTAATTTTGATGTATATTCAATTATTGATAATGGCAATTTGATTAGTGGAATTCTCAGTAATTTATTTCCATTAGTTTTAGTTTTTTTTATTCTTTCTAGTTTATTTTCACGATTACAAATGGGAAATCCAGTAAATATGCTTAATAAAAAACAGGAATTAATTAATCCTGAAATGGTTAATGTTTCTTTTGCGGATGTTGCTGGTTGCGATGAATCAAAATATGAATTACAAGAAGTGGTTGATTTTTTAAAAGACCCTGATAAATTTAATAATGCAGGAGCTAAAATTCCAAAGGGTATTCTTCTAGAAGGACCACCCGGAACTGGAAAAACATTATTAGCTAGAGCAGTTGCTGGCGAATCTGGTGTTTCATTTATTTCTGTAAGTGGGTCTCAATTTATTGAAATGTTTGTTGGGGTTGGTGCGGCACGAGTAAGATCTTTATTTGAAATTGCGAATGAAAACAAACCATGTGTTATTTTTATCGATGAGATTGATGCTATTGGAAGACAGCGCGGAACAGGTTTTAATTCTGGAAATGATGAAAGAGAGCAAACATTAAACCAAATTTTAACAAACATGGATGGTTTTGATAAATCAGAAGGTATTATTGTTTTAGGAGCAACAAATAGAGCTGATATTTTAGATTCGGCATTAGTAAGAGCAGGTCGTTTTGATCGTAAAGTATTAGTTGGATTACCAGATGGAGATGGGCGAAAATCTATTTTAAATATTCATCTTAGAAATAAAAACTATGATGAAAGTGTAGATTTTGATGAAATCGCACTATTAACAGGTGGGTTTTCGGGGGCAGAATTAGAAAATTTAGCAAATGAAGCTGCAATTCTATCACTTAGATATAATTTAACAAAAATTAATAAAAAATGTATGCTTGATGCGTATGAAAAAATTACAATTGGATTACCATCAAAAAGTCAAACTAAAAATAAGGATATTAGAGAATTAGTTGCTTATCATGAAGCTGGACATACAACAATGGCAAAATTATTTAATGATTTTTATGATGTTAGAAAAGTTACAATTAATGCGAATAAGGGTGGAGCTGGAGGTTATACGCTATTTACTCCAAAAGAACAATATGAGAGCTATCCAACAAAAAAATATATGCTAGCAAATTTAATTGTAGCACTAGGAGGAAGAGCGGCTGAGATAATTTTATTCAAAAGAAAACATAATTTTAATCCAACAAATTATCACGATGAGAAGTTATTTAAAAAATTTGATAATTTAGATATTACAACAGGCGCTTCAGGAGATTTAAAACAAGCAGACTCAATCGCAAGACAATATATTAATTTATTTGGTGTAAATAATAATCTAGGTGTTATTGATACAACCGCTGGTAACCAACCATTTTTAGGAAGAGAATTAGCAAATGGAGGAAGTAAATTAAGTGAATATTCAAAGAGTAAAATTGATAGAGAAGTTGCGTCATTAATTCAATTCGCTTTGAGTGCGGCTGTAGATATTATAGAAAATAATATTCATGAATTTACAGACTTAGCAAAGCTTTTATTAAAGAAAAATACAATTGATAAACGAGATTTAGAAAAATTTAATATTTTATATTGTGATTTTTTTTAGTGTAAGAATATATTTATAATATAAAATGAAAGCGTACTATACTTATTACAATAGTAGTTTAATGCCATTATATAAATATAATTTAAGTAATATGTCATTATATGAACTATATCTTTTAAGAGAAAAAATTATAAATAATAATAATTATATTATTATTAAATTAAATATGCAAGTAATAAATATTATAGATCAAGTTATTAATAAAAAAATTAATGAATCTAAATAATTTAATTAGTAAATAAAATTGATTAAAAACTTATTTTTCAATTAATATAAAATTCAAAAATAATATAATTAAAATTAATAATTATATTATTATTATCTATTATCTGTTATTATGAAAATCTTGTTATTATCATACAATAATTTGAAAAAAATAGAAATTATAAAACGACCATCAAAAATATGTAAAACTCCATATGTAGGAGATGCTATTATTAATGATGATTTTGAAAAAAACGAATTTATGATACATACGCCATCGTTGGGATGTTGTGGATTATGCGAGAAAGAATGTATAGTATATGGAATGCCACTTAATAATGAAAAAATTAAATGTAGTTATCGCTCAATTGTTTCATTTGATAAAAAAAATAACAATTATTTAGTTGGCATAGATCCATCTCATGGAGAGAAAATAGTTGAATTAGTTTTTGAAAATAATTTACTAAGTAATTTAATAAATATTAAAAATTATAAGAAACAAGTAACATTTAATAAATCTCGTTTTGATTTTGCCGGTGAATTACAAGATAATGGAAAATTTATCTTAGAAGTAAAATCAGTTCCCCTTCAAGAAAATAATATTGCTTATTTTCCTGATGGTTATAGAAAAAAAAAGACAGATTTAGTAAGTCCGCGCGCTTTTAAACATATTGAAGAACTTTCTCAAATATGTCAAAATATTAAGACCAATGATACCGATAACAATTATAACTGTTATATGTGCTATGTAATTCAAAGAAACGATATAAATAAGTTTATGATTTCTAGTAATGATAAAATATATAAAGATGCTGTTCAAAAAGCAATGGAAAATAATGTTAAAATAATAGTTATAGTATGTGATTGGGATAATGATGGCAACTTATATTTAATTTATGATAAATGCAAACTTTTTACTAATTTTGAAGATATTTTTGATTTATCTTAAATAATCTTTTATTTAAAAAAACGATTGACCAGTAAGAACTTCACTACCCATAATACCAGAAACAGCAAGCATGGCAATACGACCATTACTTAGTTCACTTTCATATAGAAAATCGGATACTTTATCAACATCATAACTAAAAACATTACCTGGTTGATAATCTTCTTTTAGACGGAACGCCTTTGATTTATTTTTCGCAAAAAAAGGGTTCTGCCAACCAACACACATACGAACAGTCTCAAAAACTAGCATTCCTAGCCAAAATGGAGATTGATATAGAAGTTCACTATCACTAAGATAATCAACCGCAACCGATTTATCCATTGATTTTTCAATAATAGGAAAAGCTACGGTAGCAAGCATTGCCATTCGCCCATGTTGAAGTTCTGCTTCTCTAACATATTTAATAGCTTCATCACTAATTTTTTCATTAGATTTAGTTGGAGTTAAAAAATTAAGCGGATCAAAATAATTTAGAGGCTTAATATCTCCATAATATTTGAAACTAGTAGATGGTTTAACATTTGGAGTAAAAGCGCACATGGAAACAATCATAGCAACCGACATGATGGTTATAATATATTATTCATTTAATTTTTTAAGCAATTTCATAATATATTTTAATTAGTTTTACACTTCACAAATCCAGTTATCTAATGAAAGACATGAATCCTCTGCTTTTTTAATTTCTTCTTTGATTTTATTAATTTCTAATGTAATTTCTTTAACTGAATTAGTTGCTTCTTTTGAATTGGTTTTAATTAATTCATAATTATTCTTAATTTTAAAGCAAGAATAGATATAAATAATAGAAGCACTTGTTTGTAAAAACATAACAAAAACATTTACAAAATAGAATGGTGTAATAATTGTAAGTAAATTTATTAGTAGTAAAAATGCATAGATTTCATAATAATTTTTCTTATTTTTTTTATGTAATTCTTGTATTAATTTTAGTTTATCTTCGCTTTTTGAAGATATTCTTGTATAATCCTTTTTAAGCTCATTTAAATTTTGTAGAAGACCCTTCATATAACGCATTCTATTATCATATTTATCTTCAGCTTCTTCATATGATTCAATCTTTTCCTTGAGAGAAGTAATTGCTTCAATATTATTTTTATTTTCTTGCTGTAAAATTATATTATTTTTGATAATATAGTCCTTGAACTCATTGTATTGATTATTTTCTTGTCCACCCATATCCTTTGAAATATTAATATTAATAGGTGTTTCAATTGTCATTATTTTTTAGTATTTTTTAGTATTTATTTTTTATTAATTTATTTGAATGTCAATTTTTTTTAAAATTGATTAATTTTTATTATTATTTTAAATATTAATTTAAGATAATAAAATGTGTTCTCATACACAAATTACGAATATTAAGGACTTTGAAGATATGTGCAGAGGAGATATTAGCAAAGAAAATATTACAATTTATAAGGAAATTTTAAAAGATTTGGATAAATGGTCTACTTATTATATATCAAATAAAAAGGATTTATCAAATATTAGAAAAGATTTTATTAAAATTTATAACGCTACATTTAGATCCAGAAGAATTGAAATGAAAAAAATGGACTTGGTTATTGTGTATAAAGATATGATTAATAATAAAGAAATTGAAAAAAATGATACTTTATCAATGCTTCTACAAAAGAAACCTAGTAGAAATATTTCAGGAATTACAAGTATTACATTAGTAATGTCCCCTCATCCAAATGGTCAATCATTTAGTTGTAAACATAATTGCTATTACTGTCCGAATGAGCCAGCGCATGAAGGTAATAATTGGCAAGATCAACCTCGTTCTTACTTATATCATGAACCAGCTGTTCATCGCGCAAATGAAAATGGTTTCAAAGCATATGAACAAATGATTTCTAGAATGAATGTTCTATATGCGAACGGACACACTGTTGATAAACTAGAAATTATTTTAGAAGGTGGGACATATACAGAGTATCCTCCTGAATATTTGGAAATTTATCATAGAGATATATTTTATTCAGCAAATACTTTCTTTGATACTAGCCCAAAACGTGAGCCATACAATATTTCACAAGAAATAGAAATAAATAAAACAGCAAAGGTTCATATTATTGGATTTTGTATTGAAACGCGTCCAGATGCGATTGATGATATTTGGATTCGGCGTTTCAGAGAATGGGGTGTAACTCGTATTCAGTTGGGTGTTCAACATGTAAATAATAAAATTCTTAAAAAGGTAAATCGTGGTCATACTATTGAACAAGCTATTGCTGCTATCAAAATGTTAAAAGAAAATTGCTTTAAAATTGATATTCATATTATGCCAGATTTACCAGAAGCTACACCACAAATGGATAAAGATATGTTCGATTATGTTTATAATGTAGTTCATCCTGACCAAGTTAAAGTATATCCTTGTGAAGTTACACCTTGGACTATAATCGAAAAATGGTATAAACAAGGCAAATACATTCCTTATTCAGAAAAAAATATGAATGATCTAATTGATGTTATTAAATATTCAATGAAAACATGCCCATCCCATATTCGTCTACCACGAGTAGTTAGAGATATACCGATATCATATATTGAAGCTGGCAACCCGTATTCAAATCTTAGACAAATGATAGATAATAGTTTTGAAAAAGAGAATTTTCATAGTATGGAAATTCGAAGCAGAGAGATTGGGCGTCATATTCAATATTACAATCAAAAAGCAAATATTAATGTAAAATGTATTGATAAAAGCGATGGAAAAGAGTATTTCATTTCTTATGAAAGTTGGGATAAAAAAGCATTATTTGGATTTTTACGATTAAGACTACCAAATTGTAAAAATCATAATCCTGTATTTACATGTATCAAAAACCACGCTTTAATTAGAGAACTACATGTTTATGGTCAGGTAAATGCTGTTGGTAGTAAAAACAATGGAGCTGCGCAACATAAAGGAATTGGAAAAAAATTAATTACTAAAGCAGAACGTATTACAAAACAACATTTCTACAAAGGTATTGTAGTAATTTCGGGGGAAGGAGTTAAAGGTTATTATGAAAATCTTGGATATAAAGAAATTGATACTTATATGATTAAAAATTTATATACAACTTATATTTTTGAATATACATTAGCTTGCGTTTTTGGAGGATTAATTGGTTTTATTATTCAAATTATTTGCGTTTATTATTCCGAATTTAATATGGTGTAAAAAAGATATATTAAAAAGATTTAAAATTATAAAATTATTTATCATCAATATACGTAGTAATGAATCTGTTGACATTTAAATGTTTTTTTAATAATATTTTACTAATACCACATGGATTTGGTAATACAAATACAGATACTAAATTCACACCTGGTATTTTAGAACCTTATATTAACTGCGCAAATACTATTTCAATTACAGAAAAAAATGATTTATTTACAAACTTAGATGAAATTTACAAAAATTGTAAAGAATACCCAGAAAACTCATTATTTATTGGAGGTGATCATTCAATTAGTATTTCAACAATAAATGCTGTATATAAACCAAAAATGAAAATAGTGTGGGTTGATGCGCATCCAGATATTAATACTGAAAAAAGTTCTATGAGTAATAATTATCACGGTATGCCTCTTAGTTTTTTAACAGGATTAGAAAAAAGTAAATATAATATTAATTTACCTTTTGAAGATATTTTGTATATTGGGATTAGAGATATTGATCCATATGAAAAGCAAATTATTGAAACGAAAAAAATTAAATATATTGATTCAAAAGCATCACCCGAAGTTATAGAAAAGACATTAAAAGAATTTATTGGTAATAATAAAGTTCATATTTCTTTTGATGTAGATGCTTTAGACTATCATAGTTTTAATTCTTGTAATACAAGAGTTCATAATGGTTTAAATATTATAAAAGCAAAATTTATTTTTGATACATTATTAAAATATGATATTAATAGTATGGATATTGTAGAAATTAATTTTATGAAAAGTCAAACATCAAATATTTTTCAAGATTTTGATACATTAAAATTTATTACTAATAATTATCATATTTTTAGATAATTTATATTAATAATATTATTATTATAATATAAATATTATTAAAATATAAATATTATTATATTATAATGAACACTCTTTTATTATTTGACGTAGATGGTACAATAGTTGAATCCAGTGAAAAAATTGATAAAGAAATGTCAGATATTTTAAACAAATTAAAAGATAAAAATTATGAGTTAGGTATTGTAGGTGGTGGTAAACTAGAAAAAATATTACAACAATTAGATGATAAGATATTATTCAAACATTATTTTAGTGAATGTGGTTGTGTTTATCATGTAAACAATAATATTACCGAAAAATTATGGTTAGAAGAAATTTATATGAAAAATATTAGATATCATCCAGAATATAATAATATTAATATATTAATAAAAACAACATTAAAATACTTATCAAATGTAGATTATACATTATCAGGGCATTTCATTGATTTACGTAATGGTATAATATATATATCTTTGATAGGTATGAATGCTACACAAGAAGAAAGAAAAGAATATATGGAGAGAGAAAAAATACATAATTATAGGTTAGAATTAATAAATATATTAAAGGAAAAAGCAAGAGAATTAAGATGTGAAAAAAATATTTCTATTCTTTTAGGTGGTAATGTTGGTATTGCGTTATACCCTAATGATTATGATAAAGAACAAGTATTAGAACATATTAATATAAATAATTATAAAGAAATATATTTTTTTGGTGATAAATACTTAGAAGACGGTAATGATTATAAATTATTAAATAATAAAAATATAATAGGGAAAAATATAGATACTATTGAAGATACAAAAAAAATTTTAAACGAATTATTATAATAAATTAAATATTTATTTATTATATAAATGTCTAATATTAGAGCTATTAGTGGTTCTTCTAAAATAGTTCATCGCAATCAAGG